ATACTACAATGCCACCATCCCGAGAACCCATCCTCACCGCCTTGGCGGACCTGTTGCGCACAGTGCCTCATGTGCCGGTCCTGCGCGGCGAGATCCTGCCGGAACGCATCTCCCCCGCGGGTCTGATGATCCTACGTGACGGTGATCCCGGCGATCCTGCGGTGACGCTGTCGCCGCTCGCCTACCATTACCAGCATCGCGCCGAGCTTGAAGTCATCGTGCAGGGCGCGGATCGCGACTCTGCCTTTGCAGCCCTTTGCGCTCAGATTGGCGCTGTCATTCGTGCCGATCGCACGCTGGGCGGGCGTTGCGATTGGGTTGAGGCGGAAGCGCCGCAGCCCGTGGATCTGCCCGTTGAGGGGGCGGCCAGCCTGAAGGCGGCGGTTATCCCTGTGGTGCTGCATTATTCCACATCAGACCCGCTGGGATGAACAATTGGCCTGACTCACCGGCCTAAACAACAAGACTAACCCACCCCACAGCCTGAGGAGAACACAATGGCACGCGCACAAGGAGCGCGGGCGCAGATGGCGCTCGCCTACGAATCCGTCTACGGCACGCCGCCCGCAAGCGGTTATTTCAAGATGCCCTTTGCCAGCGCGACGCTTGGCGCGGAACAACCACTGCTCGAGTCCGAGCTGCTCGGCTACGGCCGGGATCCGCTGGCGCCAATCAAGGACGCGCTGACCAGCGATGGCGACGTGGTGGTTCCGATTGATGCGCGCGCGTTCGGCTATTGGCTGAAGGCCACCTTTGGCGATCCGACCACGACCGGCGCCGAGGCTCCCTATACCCACGAGTTCCGCTCGGGCAGCTGGACCCTTCCAAGCCTCGCCATCGAAATCGGCATGCCAGAAGTGCCGCGCTTCGCGATGTACGCTGGCTGCGTGGTGGACCAGCTGTCCTGGCAGATGCAGCGCTCCGGTCTGCTGACTGCCTCCGTCAGCCTCATTGCTCAGGGCGAGACCCCGGCGACCACCACCAGCGCAGGCACACCGACCGAGATCGCGCTGCAGCGGTTTGGCCACTTCAACGGGGCGATCAAGCGCGACGGGGTAGCGCTGGGCAATGTGGTCTCGACCCAGATCACCTATGGCAACAATCTCGACCGCATCGAGACGATCCGCGCCGACGGCAAGATCGACGGGGCCGATCCCTCCATGGCAATGCTCTCGGGCAGCATGGAGGTCCGCTTTGCCGACACCACGCTGATGGACCAGGCGATCAACGGCACGACCTGCGCGCTTGAGTTCGCCTACAGTCTGCCCACCGGCGAGAGCCTGACCTTCACCGCGCATTCTGTTTATCTCCCGCGTCCGCGCGTCGAGATCGGCGGGCCGCAAGGCGTGCAGGCCACGTTTGATTGGCAGGCCGCCAAGGACTCAGTCACCGGGCGCATGTGCACGGTCACGCTCATCAACGGCATGGAGGTCTATTGATCATGCTGAAGCTTGACCTCTCGACCGACCCGCGCTGGCTCGATCTCGCCCCCGGCGTCCGCGTGCGCCTGCTCCCGCTCACCACCGCACTGATGGTGACCACCCGCAACGATCCCAGCATTGCAGCGCTCCCCGAGGACGCCAGCAACGAGGACCGCGCGCTGGTCTTTGCCAAAGCGCTGGGCCGACGCGCCGTGGTGGAATGGGAGGGCGTGGGCGACATGGACGGCAACGTTCTGGATCTGACGCCCGAAGGTGTCGACGCCTTGCTCGACATCTATCCGATCTTCGAGGCCTTCCAGGCAGGCTACGTCGCCAAGGCACTGGTGTTGGATCAGGAAAAAAACGTCTCCGCGCCCTTGCCGACTGGCACTTCAGCGGGGGCGATCGCTACTGCGAGGCTTGCGAAGCCCTCGAGGCCTGCAAAGTCCCGTGCCCGGACTGCCCGCAAAAAATGAACCAACCCCAGACCTTCGAGGGCGCGCAGGTCTGGGACCTGGTCGGACGGCTGGGCGGGCAGCTGCGGGCAACGCAGCAGACAATTCTCGGCTGGGACATGGGCGCCGCGCTGGCCATGGCGCGCGCCCTTGGAATCAGCGGTCTCGCAGCCATGGAACTGCTGCCAGAGATCGAAGCCGTCATGGTCAAACGCGTGAATGAACAGATTGGAGGGCAGGATGTCCGATAACCGCGTCTTCGTGCGTCTCGCCGCCGTGGGCGGCCGCCAGGTAAAGGACGAACTGCACGGCATTGGCGATGCCGGTGCCCGCGGGCTCGGTCGGCTGTCGCGCCAGGTCGATGTGGCGAACGCGCGCCTTGCTGCCTTCACCCGCCGCGCCACGATCGCAGCAGCAGCGGCTGGTGCCGCCGTGGTCCTTGCAGGCGCTGCCATGATCCGGTCGGGGCTGCAAACCATCGACGTGACCGCCAAGCTGGCGCAATCACTCGATACCACCGTCGAAAGCCTGCAGGTGCTGGAACGGGCCGCTGACCTCTCGGGCGTCTCCATGGGCAATGTCGAGCAGGCAACGGTGCAGCTGACACGGCGGCTCAGCCAGGCTGCCGCCGGTGCTGGTCCTGCCGTCGATGCGCTGGACCGCCTTGGGCTTTCGGTCAGCGAGTTGCAAAACCTGCCGCTCGATCAGCGCATCGCTTTGATCCAGGACCGGCTGGCGGAGTTCGTGCCGGAGGCAGAACGTGCGGCGGTTGCCTCACAGCTCTTTGGCGATCGCGCAGCCCTCGTGTTTACCCGCATTGATACCGCAACGCTGCGCCAGGCCACCGCTGATGTGAATGATTTCGGCATTGCCGTCTCCGAGCAGGACGCGGATCAGATTGAGCGGACCAACGACGCGATCTCGCGCCTCGGCCTGATCTGGCGCGGCGTCTCGAACCAGCTGGCGGTCGCTGCCGCACCCGCGCTTGAGGCGGTGGCAGATGCGCTGGCCGCCATGGCGCGCACGACCGGTCCTCTTGGAAGTGCCATTCAGGGTCTGTTTGAGAACATTGGGCGGCTGACCACATTTGCCGTGACCTTCGCAGGCGTGATGGCGGGCCGCTGGGTGGCTGGGCTTGTGGCCGCGACCTTCTCGGTCAGCGGTCTGGTGACCAGCCTGGTCTTCTTGCGGGCCGCACTGATCCGCACCGGCATCGGGGCTCTGATCGTTGGCGCGGGTGAGCTGGTCTATCAGTTCACGCGCCTGGTCTCTGGCGCGGGCGGGTTCGGCAACGCGCTGGACCTGCTCAAGGACGTGTCAGTCGAGGTCTGGGACCGGGTATCGCTTAGCGCAGATGCGGCTTGGGCACGCGTGGAAGCCGGATGGGCCACGGCGCAGGCTGGTATTTATGATGGTCTGCAAGATGCAACAGCGGCGATGGTCGGCTGGGCAAACAGCACCGTCAACACATTCGAGGGCACGTTCCTTGCGGTACAGGCCATCTGGGGCGCGCTGCCGGATGTGTTCGAGCGCGTTGGGGCGCTTGCGATCAATGGCCTTGTCGAGGTCATGGAGACCGGCATTGCGGGCATCACCGAGGCCATCAACGGCGTGTTGACCCTTGGAGGCCTACGTCCTGAATGGGCCATCGCAGCACCTGATCTCTCGGAATGGAAGTCTGCGGTCCCCGAAGCCGTCAATTTGGGAGAGCGTGCGCGGGAGGCCTACGACAGCGCCTTCTCGGACAATCCCTTCCAGGTGCCTGAACTCTTTGGCGGCATGGCAGATGATGCGCGCGGTCGGGCAGCAGGCTATTCCGAGGCGGCAGGCATGCTGTCAGACGCAGCTTCGCGCTCCATGACCGCCTGGCAGGCACTGAAGGATGCCATTTCTGGCGCGGGCGATGAAGGCGGTGCAGCGCTGGAAAGTGCCGCCAATTCAGCGGACCGGTTCAACGATGCGCTGGAGGAGACCGAGGGACAGGCCGGGCGCGCAGGTGGTGCGGCAAAGCAGGCGGGCGCCGACGCAGCGGAGGGTGCAGAGGCAGCCGCCACTGGCTGGCAGGCCGTGGTGAATGCGGTCAGCGAATACGCGAACAAAGCCCGCGATGTAGGTGCAGACATCGGCAACGTGCTGGTGAGCGCGTTTCAAAGTGCGGAAGATGCGATTGGGAACTTCGTAAAGACCGGCAAGCTGGACTTCAAAGGCTTGGTCACATCAATGATCGCGGACCTCGCGAAGCTCGGCGCGCGCAAGTTCATCCTAGGCCCCATCGCCAATGCCCTCTCCGGCGCGCTGGGCAACCTCGGCGGCATGTTTGCCGGTGTCTTCCACCAGGGCGGTATTGTCGGTGGTCCTGCGCCCTTGCGCATGGTGCCTGCCATGGCTTTTGCCAACGCGCCCCGGATGCACGAGGGTGGCTGGGCTGGGCTCAAATCAGACGAGGTCCCGGCGATCCTGCAGCGTGGCGAGCGCGTTCTGTCCCGCCGGGAAACGCGGGACTTCGGCGGCAACAATGGTGGCAGCGTGACAGTCAACATCCAGACCCGTGACGCGGAGAGCTTTCGGCAAAGCCGTACGCAGGTCGCCGCCGATATCTCGCGCGCGGTCTCAATGGGCCGGAGGGGCATGTAATGGCGTTTCACGAGGTGCGATTCCCCGACAACATCAGCCGCGGCGCGCGCGGCGGGCCACAGCGCCGCACGCAGATTGTCGAGCTTGCTTCTGGTCGCGAGGAACGGAACGCTTCCTGGTCTGCATCCCGACGCCGCTACGACGTCTCCTACGGGATCCGGCGCGCGGATGATCTGCACGCGGTGGTCGCCTTCTTTGAGGCCCGCCTCGGGCGGCTCTACGGCTTCCGCTTCAAGGATTGGGCAGATTACAAATCCTGCGCGCCCTCAAAGGGCGTTTCTGAGATGGATCAGGTGATCGGCACCGGGGATGGCGAGACCACAGCGTTCGCGCTGACCAAGGCCTACGGCACCGCACCCCACATCTACCAGCGCCGGATCGAAAAGCCGGTGGCTGACTCTGTGCGCGTCGCGCTGGGCGGTGCCGAGCAGTTCAACGGCTGGTCGAGCGACCCCACCACCGGAATCGTTACGTTTGAGGTCGCCCCCGATCCGGGCGTCGTCCTCACTGCCGGGTTCGCCTTCGAAGTCCCCGTCCGCTTCGACAGCGATCTGATGGACGTCACCCTCGACTTCGCG